CTTCATCGCGGCATTAGCGGCTTCTGTCGCGTCTTTACCTTGCGCGAGGGATAGAGCTATACGTTGAGAAATTTCAGCATTTTCTTTTAGTTGGGTGCCTTGGGCTAAGAGTGCTTTTAACCCTGCTTCTAGCGTTTTTTGCAGTTGGGCGCCCGACGCATTCGCTTGGTCGATTGCTTGTTTTAATTCAGCTGCTTGTTCTGGTGTTAGTGCCATAGGGTGCCCTTCTTATAAACTGCTCTATTATAATTAGTTGAGGGCTTTATTTTTAACTATGTTCTTGAACGCATCGCAGATCTGCGAGCTTCGGTTTCTTCTTCTTTTTGTTTAACTAGTCTCTCAAAAAACCATTTGCGCAAACCAACTGGAAGATTGTAGGCTTCGATCAGACTCCAATTACCATGATATTTCATCAAAAAGAACTGCTCATATACTTGCTCCATGTACTCAAGTGACAAACCAAAAAAAGTCTGTATTGAGAGGGACCTCCATGGCCCCCTCGTGGGTGCATGTTGAACAATCAAAAGGGTGCTTCATATTAAGAGAAGGTATTAATTTTTCGTATATTCTTTTTATATAGCGCCCATGCAAAGCGGGTAGTGTATTAATAAAATCATTTAAGGGAGCGGCATCTCTTATACCATTAACTGAAACAATTACTAGTCTTAAAAAATCGCTTGCCGGCGTTTCAGGAAAATTCATTTTCTTTTTATGTTCTTGGGTTTGTGCAATTTGCTTTTCGTCTTTTCCGGCTAGGAATCGAACTTCAATTACATATTGCGTCCTGGGTAGTGGAATTAAAAAAGTGCCTGTGTCTCCTCTTTGAATTTCGTGTTCTGCCATAAACTCATCAGAAGGAAATTGTATTTTTAAAGAACTTAAATCAAAAGCATAGTCTTGAGTTTCATCACATTTTGGACATGTGATTGTAGTATCGTATATAACACCATAGCCATGCGCGCGCGCTGCCACAAGTAATGCATTTTTATCTCCTAAAAGCAAATCATCTACTTTTATTTTTTTATCTACAATAATACTTTCAAGCATTCTATCTAAAGCGAGCCCTTTTCTTAGTAAAGCCACAGAAGTTAGAATATCTTCTTCTTTTGTAGTTAGGTGTTTAATTTCTATAATCTCTTGATTAAAAAGAGGGTGGTCTGAAGAATAAAACTGTCCTTTACTTGGAAGTTCAACAAATTCAGTGGGAGTTATAAACTTTAAACTTCCTTCTTCTAAGTTTGGTTGTTTTAATTCTTTATCTTGCTCTGTGGGGGGTGTCCCGAGCCTATTTTCATTAGATCTTGCACTCATTTTTACCTCGTTGTGTTTTTTGTTTAAATCTTATAAGTTTTAAAAATTGCGAGCTAGCCATCTTGAGCCTTTGTCTGCCCAATTTCTAAGATTGCTTTGACGCCCAGCTTGCGCGGCATCCAATCTTCTTTCTAAGTCTCTTTCGCTCCAGCCCTGTGTAAATTTAAAATTCTTATATGCAAAAGTTAAATCTATAGTAGCTAGCTTGCTACTATCATAGTTGACGTCAGAAAAATCTACCCTTGTTAAGACTGGTTTGTAAATATTCCATTCTCCATTAGCGCCTCCGTGGCCATCTAATTCAAGGATTGTAATAATTTGGGGGCTGCCTTCTATATAACCATCAATAAATCGTGTATAGCCTTTGCTGACGGCGCCTTCTTCAACACCTAGTGCCGCTTCTTCAAATGTCCATGTTTTCTGCATCATAGCTAGTGCTGCTTGGATGTGGCCGGCCGTATCCGCGCCTTGTGAGCCAAATATGTTGACATCCATTAGAGTGACTTTAAGATCTTTCGTTTGAAATCCTTGTGTTGGATAATCTATTTTAGCATAATCTCCAGATTTTAATTGATATTCGCCAATTTGAGTATCTATCTTAGTATACCCTGGCCGGGTGAAATTTTTAACTAAATAAGGAGGAAAATTATTTATTCCTGCTCCTCCGAACATTAGATCACTAAATAATAATATAGCTTCGAAAGCTCTTTTCGGTCTTACATTGGAGTTACTCCAAAATTGCCACATTCCAGGAGAAAATATATCGCGTTCAGCCATTTTGTTTACGCTTGCCCTTTAATGGCCCCCATTTCTTCTCTATACTTTTGAATACGTTCTAGTTGGGGGGTACCTTGACCGGTCATAATAGCTCGTGGTTCTCTGTTTTCAGCGGTGCCGTCGCCTTCATATTCGGCCCAGTCATAGGCAAAAGTTAGCTCAATATTAATCATCTCTTCGGTTTCATAGGAGAGATTACCAAAGGTAGCCGCCGAAAGCCAAGCATTATGTAAAGTCCAACGTTCAATTTCTTGTCCTGCTCCATCTAATTGCGCAATTGTCGGAACACCGACCGCAAGATTTGAATCCTTCTTTGTCAGAGAAGTCGATGCATCTATTTCGGTGCCAGGAATAGCATAGCCAGAGGCTTGTAAAATTTTAATGATTTTAGCTGAAGCATCTGGGTATACAGGATCAACTAATGTCACCTTTACATCTGCCCAGGTTACTCGGCCGGGATATTTAAAAGTGTGAGCAATATATTGATGCTCCACCGCCTTGACAGTGAAGCTTGGTTTGTCCACCTTTGTGACAACATATGTGGGAATATGATCAAATACCAATACCCAGCGAAAAGTTCGTTTGGGGTCTATCGTTGTCGAACTCCAGAAATTGGTCTTCTCGGCCATTTTTTAATATCTCCTTTTTATCCTCTATTAATAAATAGAGTTAAATTAAATTTTTAGTCCTCAAAAGATGCTCCTGAGTCTGTAATAATGAAATCAATTGCGATATATTCAATTGCTCTCGCTGGTTTTATGTATAATTTCGCATATAAGATATTTCTATCGATGAGATCTGGAGTTGTTGTGGTGTCGTCCAAGATCAACTTATATTCTGTAATACCTAAACCTGCCTTAACGTCGCTCAAGAAGGGGTTAACTTTTGATTTAAATCTATTCCACGTTACTTGAACATTCTGATCGAACAAAATTGTCGCAGCAAAACGTGAAACTTGCTTTTTCAAGAAAAGAACGAGTCTCCGAACATTAATCCGGTCAAGCGCCGATGGAGTTAACTGTAAAGTTTTTTGTCCAAAAATTACAATTCCTTCTGCCGGGAATGAAGCAATAGGATTAATGTTTATCTCATAGAGCCTGTCTCTTTCTTTTGAGGTGAGGCGTTGTTCCACACCGACTACCGGGATGCCGGCGGCGCGGTTTACACTTAAGCCACCGCGCGTGAAGCCCGCAGGAGCAAACCACAACTGTGATGTTGCCTCTCCGTAAGACATCGCGCCCAAGGCTGCAACTGATGGGGGTGCCCATAGGGTAGCTCCGTTAATTGTATCACGGATTTGAACCCATGGATAATAAGCACATCCATAGCTGCTATTAATCTTTAAGTAAAGTTTCTTATTATTAATAACGTCGTCGATACTACCTTTTCGATTGGCTCTTGTGGCACTGCTTTGTGCGGCTGGTGTAAAACCACCATACAAATCAATAATGGCCAACGCATCAGCGCGGGTCTCGGCCATGTCGACCAACTTAGTGTTAAGGGTATTATCCGTCACACCAGGCATCGTTACCAAATTAAACTCAACAACCTCTGGGTCGCGCAAAGAGTCGATGGCAACATTGACTGAATTAAATGCTGCATTGTTTTCTTGGTTAATGTCTGCAGTGCTTAATACTCTATTGTTAAATGGATCTTTTTCTGTGATGTCGATTCCATCGGCGCCTCCGTGCATACATGTCGTGAACCGATTCCAGCCGGCAGTTTTGCCGCCTTTGACTGTATCAATAACATTCGAGTAAGATGAAGTCTGCGGCCCACGTGTAGAGGCGTCTCCAGAAGCCGTGTGCGCTGTATATGATATTCCGGACGCTCGGGAGCCGGATTGATAGACGGCGTTGGCACCATAGCTGGAGGAGAAGTAGGCAGGGTCATCGAGGATATTTTCGTTTCTCACATCATCGAGTGAAAAAATCCATGAATTCTCAGTCGCGCTACCATCCGCATCTAAGCCATCGATATCTTCGCACTTTGTTCTTAAAAGCGCATAAACGCTTGGATCAAACAAATTAGATGAGGCGCCATAAGTAGTGTCTACGCCAAAGTAGGCGTCTTTAGGATCGCTAAGTGGACCCCTAGAAGAACTACAGCGCAAGTATAAAGACGGGAACTTAAAGCGACCTGAAACAACTGTGCTCTCCGCAGAAGATCCAATTGTTCCATAGCCGACGGCGCCCCCTGCAATAGGATTGACGCTTGCGGATTCTACAAAAACAGTATCATCGCCAGTAGGGGGAGCATTAATGCCTGCTGTCAGTGCATATCTTACCGTATCAGCACCATCAATGCTGTTTGAACCGGAAACGGCGAAACCCATATAGCGGGGTGGCCCATAGACTCCAAATGGTAAATATTCAGGTGTTGTGCCGGCGCGATCTACATCTTCATCCATTATAACATAAACATAATCAGAAATATTAAAATAATCTCCATATGCGCGGTACCGTCGATCACTATCATCCCATTGTTCAAATTTGTTACCGATCTTTTTAGCGACATAATTCTCTGAAGCAGGATTTAAATTGCAATTATTATATTGCTCTAAAACTTGAGGTGATGCATCCGAATCGCTTATCTTGCGAAGTGCAACAGTAAAAGTACCATAAGGATTGTTATCCGGATCGTTGGATGCTTTAATATCTTGAATAGATACTTTAACCTTCCGCTGAGTTTCTTCGCCTAATTCACGGGCGGCAAGGCGGAATAACTTTTGCATTTGAGTAGGATTATAAGAAGCAGTCGTGGTCGACATATCTTGTGAAATAAACCAACCAGTTTTAGCAAATTGGCCAGTGGGGCTCTTGTTGGGTCCCATGCGAAAATCGGCGCCATCTGTGCTACCGTTGGGCGTGGCCAACCTTAAAATGACTCCATAGCAGTCGCCGGCGACCGAGCCGCTAATACCGGCTGGAGAACCATTGGCTTTGGTGCCTCTAAAGCTTTTCAAGTTTCCTTCAAAAGACTCTCCAAGCCAATAAGAAGATGAAGCGTTGGTGGCTAAGTTCGAATTAGTTAAAGTTGGATTTGTATTAAATACTTTTCTAATAAAACGTGGTGAATCTGGATCGAAATCGAATGAACTATTAACAATAGTATCACCAGATCCATTTTCAATAAGCACTTTAAATGCAGGCCCG